ACGGTGTCGCCCGCGATCCTGACCACTGCATCGCGTAGCTTGGCCACCATCGGGCGGAGCGCCTTGGGGTAGGCGTTCAAGTCGAAGTGCCTCTCGATGATTGCCCTCGCCGTGGTGGTGCCTCGCACCGGCAGATTAACCATCTCACTGCCGTGCTTGTACTTGATGGTGCGCGGTTCTTGCTCGGGTTCACCCCATTTGTTTCTGGCTGGGGCTTCGTCCTCCAGCACGTCGCTGCGTGTATCTTTATCACTCTTAGGAGTGATGGTGCGGCGCTTCAACGTGACGGTTTCGACAGGGCGCTTAAACTCAGCCGCCGCCTTGGGAACCTCGCGCTCTTCCTCGTCTTCCTCACGCTCAGCTTTGGGCGCTTCCCGTTCGCGCGGAGCTTCCTGCGCTCTGGCTTCCTGCTCCGCCAGTTTCGCGCGGGCGCGCTCGCTCGCCTCCTGCGCCCGGCGCTCGTTCTCGGTGAGCTTTCTTTCTTCGCCCGGCTCCTTGGCGACCTTCTCCGCTTCGATGTTCTCTTTGGCTTGCTCCAGTGCTTCGACGTGCTTTTGCTCAATGTCGCCAAGCCCGCCCTCGGTTTCCTTCGCCGCCGCTGAGCCCTCGATGTCCTCGACGGCTTTCTCTTTCGCTTCGCCCTTCGCCGCAGCGAACTCTTTCCCTTGGGCTCGGCGCTCTTTCAGCACGTCGGCCTTTGCCGCTTCGCCCTTGAGGAGTTCCTTCTCGCGCTCCAAGAACCTTTTGAAGTCAGAAGTTTTCGGAACTTTCAAGTCAGCAAGGCGTTTAGCTTCGTGAAGTAACACCGCACTCGCAGAGTGAGCCAACTCCGGATCTTTGCGGTCCCGAAGTTTGTCCATAAATTTAAAACCACGCGGGTCAGCCGTGGCCTGCATGACCATCTTCTTAACGCGATCCAACACTTGGGTGCGAGCGCCTGCGCCGCCCGATCCCCTTGCCGGGTCAGGCGCTTTCTCGTCGCCATCGCGAGGAAGATTATTCCGCACCACGTCGTCGGCGACCGCGTTGGACGCCCGCATCGCGGCTTTGTCAGCTTCGCTTTTCTTGCCGGGTTGTTGTTGCTCGGGCTCTTTTGTTTCCGTCTTCACCCGCCCCGATTTGGTGCGCGACACTTCGGCGACTTGCGCGACGGCTTTGTCTTGCGCCACACGCTGGGCTTCTTGGGCGGCGCGCTCTTCCTCGGTGTCAGCGCGAAGGGTTCTGCGCTGGCGTTGTTGCTCGGCGGCGGCTTCCAACTCGGGCGTCCACGCGGTGCGCCCGGCAGTGAGATCGACTTTTTCAGTGGTCGGTGCGTTGTTCTCCACGGAGTTTTGTATCTCGTGGGCGCGCTCGTACAACCCCGTGGAGGGATGGCCGTTGGCCCGCATGTCGTCCACTATCGCCTGCCGGGCGTCAGGAGCAAGTTTACTAAACTCGCCCATCTTGAGTGGCGCAGGGGGCGGCGCAGGAGCCTCTACAACCTGTGATTGTACAGGAGGGGTTTGTTCTGCTGTGGGTTGTGCAAACTCTCCGCGCTCGGCGGCGTCCATCTCGGCCTTGCGCGCCGCAATGTCCGCCTGCACCTTAGCGAGGTCAGGGGCGGCTTCCGCCGCAGCCGCTGGCGCTGCCGTCTCAGGCGGGCGTTCCGGGGCTGCGGCGGGGCTTCCTGCCACGGAGGGAGTGTCGGTGGCCTTGGGGCCGACGATCTGGTCGAGGGTGCCGTCCTTGGCGGCTTTGTCGATTGCGCCCTTGGTGATCTTGTAGTCGCCAACCTGCTTACGGTACTGGACGATCCGCCCGTCGTCCAGCGCCGTCTGCCCGAAATTGCCCTTTTTCTCAGTGATCTCAATGGGTTGCATGCCCAACGGGTAGACCATGGCGGCGCGCGGGTTCTCGGGATCAAGCAGCGCGGCGTGTTCCGTCTGGGCGCGGGCGATGTCGTCCGCTGATGGCGGAGCAGGCGTGGCCGCTGGCTGGGTTTTGGGGGGTGGCTGGGGGGGTGGTGGCGGCTGGGTTGTATCGCCGGCTGGCGGGGCCTCTGCGGCCCTCTGTGCAGGGGGTGCAGTGGTTGTAGCAACTCCCGGTTGTTGATCTACAGGTTGATCTTGTGTTTTAACTCCCGGAGTGATGGGTTTGCCCGCCAGCGCGGCGTCTTGAGCGGGGTCCACTTTGGCCGCTGGCTGAGCGGGGCCGGTGCCTCCTGTACTCGTAGCAGAAGTCGAGGCGCGCGGCTTCGCCTCGGTCACTTCTTGCTCGGGCGTGCGTCGTCCGACAGTGCTCTCGCCGGGCGTTTGGGTATGGGCTTGGTTGGCGGGGAGATCCTCGGCTACCGAAGGCGGCTTTTCCCGTGCGGGTGCGCCGTGCGCGCCGTGCCACAACCCAAAGGGCGCGCCGAACTCGGCTTGCTCTACGCCTTGGCTGACGATGGCGCTGGGATCGTAGTCTTTGCGTGCGCCACCCCTAATTTCTTCGCGCTCAGTGAGCGCTTCTTGGCCTACCGCCTGACCGCCGAATATGCCCCCCGTGATGCCGCCGCTTAATATTCGGCTCACTATGGGGCCAGTGGCGATCTTGCCAGCGATTGCGCCCCCCGGAATAACGCCAGCGAGGAACCCTCCCGCCATCACTGCGTCCAGCGTCTCAGGGGTAGGCGTGATCCCTTGCTCGACCAGCCGGTTGTACGCCTCGCCGCGCGACATGCCAGCCATCACCGCGCCCACTCCGGCAGGTCCAGCCGCCGCACCTGCGCCGACCAGCGCGCCCATGCCCGGTGCTTGCCCTGCCGCCCACACCAACGGGCGACTGATCCCGGCTTCGCTCACTCCGGGAGTGATCTGCGCCTGTTCGCCCTGCGCTGCTTTCTCTTGAGCTTGGGTGCGCGCCTCCCACTCGGCTTGTTTCACCGGATCGGACTGAAAACTGGCGATGGCCCCGGTGGTTTGCGCTATCGCGCCACGCACCGCGCCCGCGCCTGAGTGATAAACGTCGCTCCATGTCGCCGAGGGCGTCGGCAGGCCAGCCGTGCCCGACCACTTGCTCGGCTCCATCGCGGCAGGAGAACCAAAATAATCGATATCGGGGGTTGCGTCACTCTCAGAGTGAACGCTGGGAGCAACACTGGGAGCAACACTAGGGGGAGGGAGCGCAGGAGGAGGCTGCGCCCCGCCGAAATAATCAATGTCCGGATCGTCGGCCATTAGAACTTACTAGGGCGCTGGAGCGATTGCAGGGTGAGTGCGCTTATACCATCCCGGCCCGCCAACATCCTGCGGCGTCGTTGTAGGTACGCTGGAAGCGCGCACCGTCGAGGGCCGCATCTCAGGAGTAGGCGCGTTGGCGATGGCGGCTTTCGTTTCGGCGGCGTAGGCGTTCTTGGTATTGAGCGCCTTGAGGTTCTGGTACATCGGCTCCGGCACCGAGAAAGTGCTTGCGTAACCGTTGTCGTCCCTCACCGTGACGTTGCGCACGCCAGTACGTCTATCGAGCACCCCCGCCCCCGGCTTGCCGCTAGCGAACAGCATGACGCCGCGCGCCACGTCCTCTTTTCTCGTTAGGGGTGAGTTCATGAACCCGGCGTGCCACGCCTCCTGCAACATCTGTTGGGTGCCGGGGTCGAACCCAGCCGCCACCAGCGCCGTCCCGGCTTGGTCGCCAGTTAGATCGGGTTGCTTGGCGGCATCCCGCAGGAAAGATTGCGCCAGCGCCACACGCGGGTCTACCGTGCCCAGTTCATCGAGCGCTTCCTTGGGATTGCGCGTCTCAGCCCGCTTGAGCTTGTCGGTGTAGTCGTCAAGGGTTTCCTTGTCGGTCACCCCCTGTTGTTCTTGGCGCTTGTGTTCCTCGACTTCGTTGCGTTGCCGTAGAGCCGCCGCAGCGATTTCATTCTGGCTGCGCGTCCCCGCCGCCGTATCGCTGTGCGTTTGTACCTGCGCCGCGCGCCGCGAGGCAATGTCGGTAGCGATATCTTTTTGCATGCCCGAGATCATCGTGGTCATCGCTTGGGTGTTTCGTGTCTCCGCGTCGGTATATCGCTTCCATCGTTCGTTGTACGCCGCTTGCACCTGCGGCGCGTAACTCTTGAGAGTGACCTGATCGATCACCTCGGGCTTGTGCAGGGGACGCCCGCCCTCAATGGGGCGGCCATCGCTAGTGAAAAATAGCGGTCTGACTTGCGCGGGCACGCTCTGGTAGGCGACGTTATGCTCAAGATCCACGTCTTGATCTTGCGGCGTACGTACGTCCGCTGCCGTAGCAGTGCCCGTGGGTGCGGGCGGTATGCCATGCAGGCCCGCGCCGGGTATCGGCGGCGCGTTGCTGTCCGCCGTCGTGGTATCGGGCGACTTAGCGGGAGATGGCGCTGTCCCCTCCGGTCCTTGCGGTTGAGTGCTGATCGGGATCGCCCCGCCAGTCGGCCCCGGCAGCGCGCCGGGCGGCGTAACCGGCGCAGTGGGCGGCGCAGTGTCAGGCTCGTCGTATTCTGGGCCGAACCCAGCAATCGCTTTGTTGGCGTCGTCCTGCGCTTTTTGGTCGGCTGCGGTCTTCTGCCGGGCGGTCACGCTGGCGCTACGCTGTTTCGCCATACGGGCGAAGCCGCTGTCGTATTTGGCGGCTTGATCCTCGTAGGAAGTCCACTGGGTCGAGCCGTTGCGCATCCCCTCTAGATGACCCAACAGAGCATAGGGAGCGGCGATCTGTTGCCACATCTGCCGCCCGTTGAGGTCACTGCCATCGATCTTAACGTTGCCATCCGGCAAGAGGGTCGCGTGGATGTTGCGCCCATCGGTCAGCGCATCAGCCGCTTGGTTGATCTCGTCCACCGCTTCCTTGGTATGGCCGTCATACAACAGTTTGGCGGCAGCTTCGGAATGTTCCTGCGACGCAAGCTGATCGTAGTGCAGGATGCTCGCCATCATCTTGTTGGCGTCTTCGACCCGGCCTTGGCCGACCAACGTTTTATAGGCGAACTCCATTCCGGCCATATGCCTGAAAGTTGGAGCCAACTCATGCGTCGGATCGGCCATATCGTCAATCTGTTCGCGCTGGTTCTGATCCATTTTCGGCGTGCCGTCAGGCAGATTGCCCTGCACAAAGTTCTGTCGCCCGGTTTGTGTCTGCGGATCTTGCGCAATCGCCCCCGGCAGGGTGCCCGCTTGCGCCGGAGTGCCAAGCCCGAGATGCTCGCCCAACCAGTGCAACCCCCCAGTCAGCGCGGCAATGAACCCGCGCGACGGGTTGCCATCGTCGTCCTTGATCTGCGCCGTGTTTGGCGGCAGGCCGGGCGGTGGCCCACTCTGCACCGAAGCGCCTCCGCCACCTCCACCCCCTCCACCACCCTGTGTTGGTTGTGCCCCAGTGTCCTCGCCGTAATAACCAGTGAAATCCGGCAGGCCCCCCTCTTGCCTGACCGGCGCTGGCGCTCCTCCGGGGGGCTGACCACTGTAAAAGAGCGCGTCGTCACTATGATCCTCACCTCCGCTATCCATCATGTCGGTCATTTGCATTTGCTGCACGTCGGCGTCATCGACGCCGCCGCCATCGGCGAACCGCACCACGCCCCCCTTCAGCATGGGAAGCGAAGGGATCGCGCCAGCGACGTAAGTTGGGGCGCTGGTCGCCGACACGCCCTTGCCTACGGGTGCGCCCGCGCCCGCATAGGTCGCCGGATTGAAATAAATCGGCGGGATCTGCTGCTGCCCCCCACCACTAGAAAGACCGGGCGGCATCCCGGCAATGGAGGGACTAACCCCGCCGCCGTCGTCGTATCTCATCCGTCTCGTCACTCTGGGAGTGATTGGGCCACCCTTGCGCGAGCCGGAGATCGTGTTGTTCTGGGTTTGCAGCGTGTCGTCGGTGCCTACGCTGTAGTTGGTGCCGCCCGTGCTTGACGTATTGGTGAACCCTGCGCCAGTCGTCGCGTCCACGTTCGGGTCATAGCTCTTGGCAGTGACGGTGTTGGGCACCCCCGGCGTGCCAGTCGTTGTCGTGCTGGTCGGATCGATGGTCGTAGTGTTCACCTGCGGCGCGGTGATGTTGCTCACTGAGGGGGCTGGCTCGTTCAGGGGCGTGGGCGCGCTCGGCGCAGTCGGCCAGATGGCGCTCGGCATCGCCGTCATCTGGTTCCAGTATTGCGACGTGTCCACCGGCCCGGTCGGGCTCTGCCCGCCGCCGCCCCAGTAAGCCGCGTCCTGCTGCGCCGCTGTATATTCCTGCCCCAGCAAACCTTGAGTGGTGTTCGCCCACGCTTGCTGATTGGGCGCGAGCGCGCTATAGGGCGTGCTTCCGGCCCAGCCGCCTTGCAACGTCGGGCCGATATAGTTCGGGCTATCCATATACGCCATGCCGCCCGCCGCGAACTTCATCGTCGGGCGCGAGGGGATACCGCCGCCACGCGCGAAACGTTGGATGGGTCCGCCCTTGCGCGAGCCGGAAATAATGTTGTTCTTGCTTTGCAGCGTGTCGTCGGTCCCTACGCTGTAGTTCGTCCCTCCTGTGCTGGCAGTGTTGGCGAACCCAGCCCCGGTGGTGGCGTCCACGTTCGGATCGTAACTCTTGGCGGTGACCGTGTTCGCCACGCCGGGCGTGCCGGTGGTCGTGGTCGAGGTCGGATCAGTGACCGTCGTGCTGGCGGGATAATTGGTGATGTTCTGCACCGATGGCGGATTGATCACGGGTGCGGGCGTCGGCGCTGCGGCAGCAGGCGCAGGGGCGGCGGCAGGGGTAGAGCTAGGGTATGCGCCAACAGCACTAAACACCGCGTTTTGCTCAGACGACGGCATGCTGTAGCCTTGCGCAAGCGCAGTGCTGGCGTTCTGCCACCATTGCTGTTGCGCGGGCGTCATTGACGCCCAATTCGGATTGTTCGGCCCGCCGCCCCCCGGAGCGTCGGCGTTGATCTCATTCCTAAGAGCGACATATCCGGGGGATGCGCCAGCCCCAGTAAACGTCGGCGCAGAGGCTTGCGGTGCGGGATCGACGCCGGAACCGCCCCCATAGAACGCTGTTACCGGCTTCGATGGGATTGCCCCGCCACCCGCAAACCTCTGAATGGGTCCGCCCTTGCGTGACCCCATGATCTGCGCCCCCAGCGTAGCGTCATCCATGTTCGCAGAGCCAACATCGAAACTTTGATCCTGCGGACGCATGGGTGCAGGCGTCGGCGCGACGTTGACGGCTGGCGCTCTCTGGGAGAGTGGCGGGTTCGGCCCCCACAAGTGAGAGAGATCAAGCGCTGTCGATACGGGCGGTCCACCGCCGCCCCGCCCACTCGGGTCATTAGCGGGCGCATTGGGACGATAGTCCAGAGTGGTGAAGCGCGGGTCTTGGCTCACTCTGGGAGTAACCGGCGCGGCTGTCGCTTTGGGTGGAATAGCCGACACCGGCTGAGCGGCTGGCGCAGGCTTGTCGGCGGCGCTTGGCGCTGGCGTTCCAGTCGGGGCCTCCAAAACATTTCCAGCCCCACCGCCAATAGGCGGCTTTGTTGGTACTAGCGAGCCTGCCAATTCCGGCCCGCGCTCTCGCCCTTGCACCGGAGGCAGAGGCGGTTGATCGCCCTCTACCCACGGACGTGCATCCGCCAGTTCCGGTCCACGCTCGCGTCCTTGCACCGGAGGCAGGGGCGGCTGATCGCTTTCCTGCCACGGACGCCCTGTAGTCGAGCCAGCCAGTTCCGGCCCTTGCTCGCGTCCCTGTACCGGGGGCAGAGGCGGCTGGTCACCCTCTTGCCATTGACGCGCCCCAGCCAGTTCCGGCCCGCGCTCGCGTCCTTGCACCAGAGGCAGAGGCGGTTGATCGCCCTCTTGCCATGGGTGCGCCCCTGCCTGTTCCGGCCCACGCTCGATATATCTGTTTCTCGCCGCATCACGAGAAATCTGATTAACTTGTTCTTGCGCTACCCCCGGATGCAGAGTATCTTCCGCCGCGACTGACGGCACGGGGGGAATAGCACTGATCGGCGGTCGAACGTCTTTTGGAATTTTCGAGCCGGGAGGCGGCGGGGGAGCCGCCTCGGGATGCAGTCTGAGAAATTCCCGCAGCCCCGCGTCGTCGTCCATCGACGCGGTTTGCACCTCACCCTTAGTATCGTCGGCCTGCGAGGTCGTAACAGGCTTGTCAACGATCTTCCCAGTCGCGTCGGTCGGGTATCGCACCCCTTTCACGGTGACGTATGGCCCCCCGGCAGGAGACATCTCTGTCTTGCCGGTAGTGACTTTCCCAGTTCCGGCCCCAGTCTCGGTCTTTGGCGCTGCCGCCGTCTCGGTCGGTTTTGCCGCCGCCTTGGCGGCGGCATAGAAGCGCATCCCATTGTTGCCGGGGGTGAAGTTCTTCGATGACGGGTCGGTTGACCACGCGCCCCAACCTTGTTGTTTGTAAATTTTATAGGCGGCGTCGAATGCGCCTTGTGGATCGCGAGCGCTGTTCGCTAGCTCTCTCCCATTCACAGGGTTGATTTGCGTCAGGCCAATCTCGCCAGCCTTGCCGACCGCGCCGGGATTGCCGCCGCTCTCGGCTTGCGCCAACGCCGCCATGTGCACCGCGTCGTCGCCCTGAAACCCAGCCTTATGGGCCATATCGACCATTTCGGCAAGGGAGACTTTACCCTCTTTGGGCGTCTCTTGGTTCACATCGCCGCCGCCCCCACCATATCGCCGTTCGCCCTCCTCGATCATACCCGGAATATCAGCGCCCTTGCCCATCCCCCGACCGCGATACCAAGCCGCTTTCGCCTCGTCCAGATCGTCCTGCGTCTTCATGTGCGCAGAACGGGCCTGATAATAGTCCGACATCATCTTCATCTTCATCACGGCGAGAAGACTGTCGATGAAGCCCTTGCCGAACGCGCCGTAATGCTTGCCCATTGCCATCGGGGTTCACTCTCAGAGTTAAGTGGGCATGCCGGGAATAGCGCCTTGGGTGGTGCCCATATGCGGTGGCCGAGAGACAAAGTTGGGTCTTTGCGGGACCGCCGCCGTGGGTTCGCCGCCTATGTCGTCGCGCTGCTGGAACCGTTGCTGGCCTTGCCGCGCCGCGTCGATCTGCTTGGCAAAATACTCATGCCCCTTCCACACCGCCACGTCCTTGGGGATGACGAACTCGTTGGCGGTCAGCATCGCAGGCACGTCGTCGGGCGTCTGGCCATGGCTGGGTGAAGCAGAACTCGGAACGCCGCCGCCCGGTGTCGCGTCGGGGTCGCCCGCAGGCGTCTGTGCAGGCGGTATCGGTGCGCTCGGGATGCCGGTCGCGCCGCCTCCCTGAGTGGGTGTGAGTTGCGGATCGGATGGCATGCCCACGTCACCGCCATCGTCGTACTGGATCATCAGGGTGCCAGCCGAACCGGGGATCGCAGAAACCTTGCGCGGATTGATCCTCAGTAGATCCTGCGCCATCGGCCCGACCACTTTGGGATAGTGCTTTGGGTCTTCCGCATAGCGATACGAATACAGGGGGGTGCCGTCCCGATCCGTGCCTTCGCGCTTGATGTCGGTCTTGTCTCGCTCGTCGGACTTCATATACCCCATCATGCCCAACCCAGCGATACCGCCTATCGCTGACCCTAACCCACCCATCTCCTCCGCGCCAGCCTGCGCGAACTGAGCTTGGGCGCTGTTATAGCCATTGACGGCGTTAACATAAGAGTTCATGTTGTTCGCGCCAGCATTGTACCATGCGGTCGGAGCCGTCATCGCGGTCGAGCCGGTCGATAGGTTCGTGTCGGCAGTGGAAGCCGCGCCCTGCGCCAAATTGCCGGAGGTGCTCGCCGCTTGCGTGCCTGCGCCGGTCAACGTGCCGACCGAGTTGACCAACCCACGCCCAGTGTTAATCGCGCCGCTCTCCAAGCCCATCTGTTGCAGGCGAAGGTTCTGCGAGGCTGTCGTCCCAGCCGCCGCTTCGGCGGCTCCCAACATCGGCTGAGCGCTGGTGTACAGCGCCGCATAACGGGGCGAGCTTGGGTTCACCCCGTAGGATCGCAGCGTCTCAGCAGCGGAGTTCAACCCCGCCGTACCCTGCTCGGCCACGCTCGACATCGCCTGCGCTCGCGCCTGCGCCATCGCCTCCGGCGAAGCCCAGTTCTGCGCCTGTTGGGCGTAACTCGCTTCTAATGGCGCATAAGTCTGCTGGTATTCGTCCCACTGCGCTTGGCTCTCAGCTTGGCTCTGCGCCAGCGATTGTTGTTCTTGGGTAGAGAGCGCGATCTGCGCCTGCTCGGACTGGTCCATCAGCGGCTGCTCTTGGTTCCAGACCTGCTGGGTCCATTGCAACTGCTGCTCGCCCAACGCATACGCCTGCTGCGCGGCTTCGGCGCTGGCCATCGCTTGTATTTCGCCTGACTGGTCCGCGCTGCCCTTATCGCCGCCCATTGTACCCACTCACTCTCAGAGTTAAGGTCATTGCATCATGCCAACCGGCGCGAGCGCCGCAAGCGGTAGATCAATCGTGTTGGTGCGCTCTGGCGGGGCGAACTCGATGTAGGGCATCTTCATCTTGAGCCAGCGGCACTCGTCTCGCGTCATGCTCATCAGGTACATGCCGTTCACGTCGTCTTTGTGGTTGAATACCCCCTCGGCCAAATACTCGATCCTGAACCCAAGTTTTAAATTGATGTTACGCGCCTTGTGATTGCGCTCCGGCACCAGACCAAAGAGTTTTTGGACACCCAACTGGTTGAACGGGTAGTCGAACGCCAGATACAGCAAGGGTCTGGTGATCCAGCGCGGATTAAACCCGGCCATATGGATCTGGCACGAGCCGCCATTGCCCCAATAGTCAGTAAAAAACCCGCCGCCCGTGAGACGATCATTGCTATCGTATTCCGCGATGCAATGATGAATGCGCGGCACGAACTGGATCATACAAGCGTGCGCGATTACCCGGATCGCGTGCACGTCATCAAACCTTATCGTCAAGACGACAACTCCGTTATTCGTGCTTCCAATCGAGCAACCCGCTGCCGCAACGAAGCCACCTCGCTTTCCAGCTTAGCAACCGACGCGCCGCTGGGAACAGCGCCCTTGACGCCCAACTGCTGCAACCGCTCGTTGGTGACGAACACCTGCGCCGCCGACGAGGGAGTAAAGTTAGGGCTTGGCGACTGCGCGTTGATGATCATCATCGTCATTGCCTGACGTATGGCGTCCAACGTCGCCCGCATCGATGGCGCATCGTTGCCCGGTGACGGAATGCTCGGGTAGATCGTCTTGCCAGCCATCAGGTCGCCTTGAGTTCTTTCACGCTGGAAGCGAACTTCGCAAACCGCATCGCAATCACCCCCTCGAATTGGAACTCCCATAGCTCGGCTTTGAAGCCGTTCAATCCCAGCAACACCTCGCCCGACTTCTGTATCTCGCGCACCAACTTAAAAACACCATCGGCGTATACGCGAACGATCAGATACTGTGAAGCAGGATCGAACACCTGCGCCTGATCGGTGTTCCTCACTCCCAGAGTGAAGGTCACTTCGGGCGGCACGTCGAACAGCACCATGAACGCCTTGAACTGTTGCGGCGTAGTAAATCGAAACTTCTTGGTCTTCCACTGCCAAGAGCGCAACGTTGTAGTCCCCGGCGTGCCGACTGGCGGGTTCCACTGCATCACAGTGCCATTGCTCATCAAACCAAAGATCTGCCCCGATAGCTCGTCCGAGTAGGCATTGACCACTTGGATTGGGAACCGGATATAAGTGAACGGCACGTTGGCGACCGAACTGTCCAGCACGAAGCCATAATAGCCCAACCCGTCATCACTCGGGATGGGAGCGCCCTTGACGAACCCGACATAAGACGAGCCATATTTGGCCGCTGCCCATTGCGGCGGCAGGAGACTGTAGTGGAACTCTTTCTCGTAAATCTGGAGAGTAATGTTCTCGGTGCCGCCCGTGTTCAAAAGTTGGATGCCATTGGGCGAAGCATAGTACGCGCCCTCGCCCGCACTTACTATGCTGCCGCGCGAAATGCACGGTTCGTTCGCCGTGATCTTGCCGATGGTCATGGTGTCAGGGGTGACGCCGGTCGCAATGAACGGTGAGCCTTGGGTCAAAATATTGAGCGACGTGCCATTCGCAGTCAGCCCCACTATCGGATAGTCCACCGTCAGCGCATACTGGGGTGGCCACGCATGCGGCAGATACGCCGCCGAGAACCAGACCTCGCGCGAATTGGCGAACCCGGCAGCGATGCCATTGGCCATCATCACCACGCCCTGCAAGCCAGCCGGGGGCGGCGCGAAGCCAATCGTATTGAGCACCAGATTGCCAGTGATGTTGGCGTCCAAGGCGCTATCGTGGATGGTCACCGTGCCAGACGGATTGATCGGCACCTCGGTGACTTGGTAGTAGGTGGCGTTCCCACTGCTATCGGTGACGGTGCGATAGAGCCGGTAATGGCCGGGGCTCATCGCCCGGCCCGTGTTGTAGCCCGCTGGCGGTTTCGGGATGACCACCACCCATGTGCCGGTGCCGTCGCCTGACGCGACCGTCGCCGGAGACGGCTGGCCTTCCTCGGCGAAATCGTTGATGTAGGTGTAGACGTAAGCCCGCGTCTCCGGCAGGGCCGAGATGAACTGGATGGTGTCGCCAGATTGCACTCCGCCCGCCACCACCCCTGCGTTCAGCGTGGTGGTGGTCGCGCCAATCGCCGTCACTGTGTTGCCAGATACGATCTGGTTGGCGTTGTCGAACTGGAAGGTGTCGCCAGCGACGGCGGCGTTGAGCAGCCCAATGCTGATCACCACCGTGGTCGCGGTGACACTGGCCACCACAGTGCCAGCGAAGATGATCGCCGGGTTGGAGGTGCACGCCACCGTCATGCCGGGGACGATGTTGTTCGGCGCGGTGCCGGTGCTGGAGAACGTCAGGGTGGTCGTGCCAATCCCAGCCGCCAGCGTCACCGCTGCGGTCAGGCGATGGTCGGTCAGATCGAGCGCGTTCATCCCCACCAAGACGCCCGCTGAAGCAGGCGACGAGGCGAAGTTCAACACCGTCCCACCCACCGCAGTAGCAGCGTTGGTGGTCATGATGATCGAGGTCGCCGGAGGCGTGACGGTGACCGGCACAGTGGGATTGGGCATGCCGAGAATATAATTCGCATTCGCCCCGCTCGCGCCCGCTTGCAAGCGGGCGAGGGTGTTATACATCGGCCCCGGCGACGTAGCGGGCCAAGTCGGGTTGTCACTCTGAGAGTTATATTGGTCGCTGGGAAAGAAATAATAACGATTGAAAGTGTCGCCCACCGTAGGATTGCGAATGGTGGTCATGAACGGATCGGGGTATTCCAACCACAACGATCCCGCCGACGTGAAGTCGGGCGGGTTGGCGTTGTTCAGCGGTATCCGGTAAACCTGTTGAGTGTCGGCGTATTCGGTTTGGTACACCTCGGTGGCAACCCGAAACCCCCGCACCTGCCCGCGATACAGCCACGCGTTCTCGGCGAGTTGCGCGTTGTTGTCGGGTAGGAGAATGGGATCTCTTAGAGGCAACATCCCGCTGAAGTCGGCTAGCATCACCGTGGGAATGACGATTACTCCTCTTCACTCTCAGAGTTAACTGGCGCAGAGTGAGCACGACGCTGAAGGTGGGCGATAGCCTTCCTGCCAGCGTCCTGCTCAGCCTTCTTGCGTTGCTCGTTCTCCGTCAGCGCCTTTCGTCCCGCTTCAAGTTCGCCAACCGTCGTCTCGCTCAAATGGTCCTCCGGTGGAGACGACATCTCCGTCACCATATTCGGTTTTGGCGGGATGCCATGAATATTGAGTTGCAACTGCTCGGGCTTCTTAGGCTCAGCAGGAGGAGACGAAGTTGAAGGCGCAGGCGGAGATGCGCCGTGCAGCGGGTTAGGCTTAGCGGGTGTGGGTGCGGGTGGTGGTGCGGGTGGTGGTGACTTTGGAGTTGGGTTTGGGGGGGTCGCCATTGGTGTCTTCCTCTGCTTGTACCGGCGCTTCATACGCCGATACGGTTAGCTCGTCGTCTAGGATAGCTTGGTAGTGCCGGTTACCCTCATCGCGCGGGACGAAGGCTTCGGTCGGCCCCATAAGATCATCCAAGGTTTCGCCCTCGTCGAGCGTCACCTTGATCGTGGTTTCGTCGGGGTCTGTGTAGATGAGTTGCATGGTGAGTGTCCTCAGAAGTCCGCATCCAAAGTCAGGGGACCGGCTGTTGCATTGGCAATGCCTGTCGCAGTAGCGACGGCAGACAACCTTATATGACTAGCTATCGTTCCGTTGACCGCCATAGAGCTTGCATTGCCGTAAGCCGGAGTCCCGAGTGACACTGTTGTTGGCGCAACGCGCATCGTCACCTGATAAGTGAAATCGCTGTAAAAAGTCCCGCCAGCCGGGGCGTAGCCAGCGCACAATACATTCGGATAAATCTGAAAATACCGCTGGCAGTCGATCAGATTGTCGCTGTACTTGCGGAACTCGGGTTCAGCATTCTGCGCCGCCGCGCCGACCATCAGCGCCACGCCGGTGATGTTAAGCGCAGCGTTGAGCGTGGCGACCGGATTGACGACGCCCGCAGCGGTAAGAAAATTTCCGGCTTGCCACGCATTTGGCGTCGTCGCGACATTGGAGCCATTGCCAAGATTGAAATTAAGAGTGAGTGCAGCGACGTTCGCCGCCACCGCCCACGTTCCCGCTGTATCACTGGGAATGTTGAGCCGAACTCTCGTCCATACGCTAGCGGGGAGCGCAAAAGTCGCCACATAGGAGCGAGTGGCCGGAACGTTTCGCAAGGCTGCCGCATAAGTCCCAGCGACTGTTGCTGTCGCCCAGAACTCCAACGTCACCGGCTGTGCATTGGAAGTGCCCCACATCGCATCGTTGAAATTATAGCCTTCGACGTAGTGCGACCAATAGAGAAGATCAGCCGCCGCCGGGGTGTAAGCCGTCGTCGTCGTCCACGCTAAAAAGTACTGAAAACCGCCAGTCAACGCTTGCCCCGGTGGTCCTACAGGGGATTGCCCGACGTTGCCCTTACTGGCGATGTTGGTGCCAAATTTCCAGCGGTCGATGATGTAGCCACCCGTAGTAGCAGGCGCGGCGATGATGGTGCCCCCGTTGCGTTGATCGACGCTCATATCGCCGTTGATGATCCGGTTGCGGTAGCGGATGTTCGTCGCATCCACATACTCTTTGGTTGATGCGTCAAGCGCGTTCACCGGATCACTCGCGAGAGTGAGTTCGCCGGTCATCGTGCCGCCCGCCAACGGTAAAAAGCCGCCGCCAGTCGAACCGGAAGTCCATTTGGCTCCGTCCCAGATCCACACCGTGCCATTAGGCGCGTTGAAAATTTGGTTGTTGGTTGGGGAAGTGGGGAAATCAAGCATGATCAGAAGTCCGCGTCGTAAAGTTCGCCGCTTATGCTCGACGCGCTATTCCCCGAAGCGGAGGTGCTCGCCGCCCAACGCGCCATCGACGTAGTAAGAGCAGAAGTAGCAGCACCCACATTCGCACTACCGGCGAATGACTGGCCGCTAACTGTCGGCAGGCCCCGCATAATCACCGGGTAAGTCCGATGAACTTGGAGCCCCAGACCCGCACCAGCGGCATAAGCGCCAGTCACGATGGTCCCGTCTGGTTTATAGAAGTACCTCATGCAATCGATCAGGTTGTCGCTGTACTTGCGGAACTCCGGCTCGGCGTTCTGCGCCGCCGCGCCAACCATCAGCGCAACGCCGGTGATGTTGAAAGTGCCAGTTTGTGCTAGCCGCGAAACAGCCCCGGCGACAGTATTAAAACTGCCTGCCACCCACGCATTCGCGCTCGCAGTCTGATAAGTCGTACCAGCATCGATAGTAAATTGGACAAAAGCCGCCAGTGCGTTCGCCGCAACCGCCCATGTTCCCGCCGTGTCGCCGGGGATGGTGAGCCGAACCTTCGTCCACATCGCCGCCGGAAGCGTGTAGGTGAATACGTAAGAGCGATTTGCCGCACCATTCTTAATTGCTCCGGCATATGTTCCAGCGACCCCGCTATAAGCCCAAAACTCCAGCACAACCGGCTGGGCATTTGCTGTCCCCCATTGGGCGTCATTGAAGTTATAACCCTCAATACCTTGCCAGTAAGCAAAGAGATCAGCCGCAACAACGGTATACACAGTAGTTGTTTGCCAATTCAGACAGTATTGAAAGCCGAGAACGAACGTCGTCGCGATTTGTCCCAGGTTACCTTTACTAGCAACACTGTTGACGTTCATAAATTTCCACCGATCAATGGCATAAGCACCTGTTGCCGGTTGCGCAACTACATTACCCCCGTTGCGCTGATCGACCGACATGTCGCCATTGATGATCCGGTTGCGGTAGCGAACGCTCGACCATGGGTTGCCGGTCCCGGTCCATTTCACCCCATCGAATATCCAAGCGGTTCCGTTGGGGGCGACGAAGGTATCGCCAGCGTTGGGCGAAGCGGGGAAGTCAATCATCGTACTCTCCTCGCCGACAAGAAGCCGCTCAGAGTGGGGACGGAGCCCGAATAACCCACCCCGGCGTTGAGATAGAGACTGAGCGGCGCAGCCGTTGAAACCCGGCCCGATACAGTGAGCCCGCTCGATGCACTCGAAACGTTAGCAGCGCCGCCATACGTTGAAGCGAAGGCGTTTGCTCCATTGGGGGCGGTTGCAAGCACCCCCCAATAGCCTTGGAGGCCAGCAATCGCGGGCATCCGCAGGGTGCCGTAAACATCCCAGTCGCCCGCCGTGAGCGCCAGCGAGCCGATATCCTTGCTGGCGTTTGAGGCCGCTGCCGAGGTCGAGGTGAGACTGGCGCTGAGATATTCACCAATCTGTCCCGCCGCCGCGTCCGAGCCGTCAGTCACGCCCTTAAGCGCCACCGACCCGTTCATCGTTCCACCAGCCAAAGGCAGATAAGCGCCGCCGCTGAAATTGTTGGCAATCACCCACTGAGAACTGTTCGCGTCGGTGAACCAGATGTACGTCTGCGCCCCGACGCTATCGAACCACATGTCGCCGGGTTGCGGCGACGACGGCGCATTATCCCCAATGGTGACCGTCGCCGCGCTACTGGTGTTGTTAGCGACTACCCACTGGGACGTATTGCCGTCGTTGTAGTATACATAAAGCTGCCCGCCAACACTATCCCACCACAGCGATCCCAGCTGTGGGTTCGTTGGTAAACTATCGCTGACACTGACCGACCCGCCCACCTGCGTCCACTGGGAAGCATTGAACGCCCCGGCAGAGATCGCCTGCGTAGCGCGATAAAGCTGACCCGCCTGCACTGCGAAATCACCCAGCGCGTAGTTCGCCAATGTCGAAAAATACCTGACTGCGATCAGATCTTGCGCGTTACTCGCAGAGTTAACCACGCCAAGCTGACCATCCGGCCAGTTGACGTAAAGTTCGCCCGGCAAACGCCCGCTAGGACGATTGCCCGCGACATTGGAACGTAAAGTTTGAACCCGGTTAGGCAATATTGCCTCCCACTAAAAAGTCCCCATATCTATGGTCGAGTTGGTGAGCGTATCGACGTAACCCTTGGTCGCTGCCCCTAAGTTCGCCGTAGGGGGCGCACTCAGGATCAACAGCCCGGTCATCGTGCCACCGGCAAGAGGCACCATCGTATTGGCGACCCCCTCTGCCGACGCCACGCCCGCGTCCACGTATTGTTTGGTCGCCGCCCCAAGATTATTCGTTGGGTCAGCGCTAAGAGTTAAAGCTCCGACCAGCGTGCCGCCCAACAGAGGAAGATACGCCGCTAGCGAAGCCGTCACTTGCGCCGCCGTCTGGTAGCCCGATGGGTTACTCGCCGCATAGCGCGAGGTGTCGCTTGGGTGAACGTGATCCTGCAACGAGAACAAGCTGGAAGTTCCAATCGCCGCATTACCGTTCATCAGCGGCAACGCCGTGCCAGCCTTGGTATCGACATAGCTCTTGGTCGCCGCGCCAAGGTTGGTAGTAGGGACAGCATTGAGGATCAATGCCCCGGTCAGCGTACCGCCCGATAAACGTAAATAGGGCGCAGCCGCCACCGCCGTCGAGATCGACGTATCGACGTAGTTCTTGGTCGCAGCTTGAGGGGCCGCAGTCGGATCACTCTGGAGAGTGAGCGGCCCAGTCAGCACTCCGCCCGTGATCGCCAGCGCCTGCACCCACGCCCCATTGGAGCGCCCATAGACGTTGGCGTTGAGCGGCGCATCGCCAATGCCGCCCGTCGAATTGATATCGACATAGTGCTTGGTCGCCGCCTCAAACGGGTTCACCGGGTCAGCCCCCAGTGTGGTCACGCCATCGACCGTAAGATTGCCGGTGATGGTGCCACCCAAGATCGACAGGAACGGCCCGCCCGCCGTCGCCGTCGCCACCGTGTTATCGACGTATTGCTTGTCCGCCGCTTGCATCGGCGAGGTCGGATCGGCGCTCAAAATCAGCGCCCCGGTCATCGTTGAGCCCGTGATGTGCACGAATATCGTCGGGTCGATCTTTACATCGTTAATCTGACCATCGACATATTGCTTGGTCGCCGCTTGAAGTGGTTGAATAGGATCGTACGGCAACGCCACCTGCGCGCCAAACGTCGTCACCCCATCGATCCAAGCACTGCCGTTAATCGATAACGATCCGATGGCTGACAGATCGCCTTGGGTCACCAGCGAATTGACAAAACTACCGCCGCTCGCCCACGCACCGCCAGAACGCACGTAGGCGTTGCTGTTGTTCGGCGCATCGCTGGATATCGGGAAAGTTGGAACTTGCGTCCATCCGGCGTTGTAGCGACCGTATAGCTTATTGTCTGATGGCGCATCATTGCCAATCGCGGCAGGGGGAAGGTACTTCCAGCCGCCATTGTTGCGCACATAGTTCGTGCTATCCATCGGCGCGTCGGTCTGGATCGCGTCAGCCATCCAAGTGTTATTGTTGCGCGAATAACTCTGAGAGTTGGATGGCGCGTCAACCTGAAAGACATTCGCTACCCAGTGACCGTTGTAGCGAGAGTACAAAATACTATCGATGGGCGCTTCGGTGACAAGATCGCTTGTCGTTAAGATGCTCCAAAAGAACGTCGTCCCGTCCGTCGTCCACTCGGACAGCGTGTCGGTGGTCGGATCGTACCACTGATCCAGCACCCCCGGATTGGCGGGCGCTGCCGCGCCCCAGAAATAGCGCACCCCAGCGTTGATATACCCCTGCGTGCCGAGCGGAAGCTGATTGTAGATCGCCGGAACTGGATTGACCTGCACACAGTCGCCGCTTGACGAGGGCACAGCGATGGTGAGCGTGTCGTTACGCGTACCCGTCTGGTAGGTCGCCGTCACCGTGAGGGTGTATTCCTGCCCCGGTATACCCCCTGACACCAAGAACGTGAGGATCTCACCGAGCGGGCCAATCTGTGGGTAGGAAACAACCAGCGCCGGATTGCTCGATACGTCAACCGCGAAGCTGTAACTCGTCAGAGTGATGGCCGGGGTGACGTTGCTGTAGTCCAGCACAATCAGCGTTTGATCGGAAAGCTCTTTGACCAAGGTGCCAAAGTCGTTTAGATCATCAGCATAGAAATAGGCCGAGTTGGTGTTGATGACGCCGGAAGGAAGCGAGAAGCCCATCTTACAACCCTCCACTTGACGCAGGCACATAGGGGACGAGCCACAACATGAAGATCGCGGCGTCGGGAGTGGGCGCTTGGTTAAATTCGATGGTGTTCCCTGACGCTAGATATTCCGTCGAAGGTTGCTGCCATACACCATCCACCGACACAAACAGATAGGCATCACCGGGAATATTCACCGTTGTCGTTCCATCCGCCGCCGTCAAGGTAAACTGCGTCGATACGCCGTCAGGAGCGATTGGGTTCAACGGGATAATAGCGCCAACGCTGCCACCCCCGCCACCGCCTGCGCCCGCCGCTATCCACGAAGTGGCGAAACCATTGGTAATATAATCCGACACCACGCCATCGGTGACGTTATACCAGCGGTCCAGCACGTTCGGCGCGACCGGAGGGGTGGCGCTAACAAAGAACCGAGGGCCGGTATTGACGTAGATCGAGCCGTCGCTACTCACCACATCCGAGTAGGCTGGATACGAAGAAGTCACAGCGCAACCGCAACCATCGCCAAGCACGTTGACGTTCAATACATCAGAGCGAATATCGCCGTCGCTCATGGTCACGAGGATCGTTATCTCGTATTGTCCCCCGGCGATCCCACCGCTCAGGAAAAAACTTAATCCTGTTTCGGCGGTGTTGATGACGGGGGCATCGATCCATAGTAGCGGCTCGCCGCCCGGCTTGACCCGAAACGAAAACGCCGTCAATGGAGACATCGTAATGAGTTGGCTATAGTCCACCGTGACGAGGGTGCGCGCGTCGAGCGGCTGATCGACAGCGCCAAGACGTAGGGTATTATCCGCAACAAACGTGTTCGGATCGCTCTGCGCGCCGGGGATCTTGTAGGCGTAGTTCATCACGAGTCCCCCGCGTAAGAACCGAAATACCGATACCGGCTGTTCCAACCCTGTGGGAAAGCCCAGCGCTGCCCGCCAAAAACGAACATGTTGCGCACCTCGGTGCGCGCCAGCCCTACCGCTTCGTTGAACTTGCGCCCATGAAACTGCATGCCGGGCTGGCTGCTGTAGGGCTTGCCCGGCTGCAACATCAATCGCGAAAGCACCCCGCTGGCTAACCCAGACAGATACTTCTCCATGATCCAGTCGGGTGGTTCGACAAACCCGTCAGCGTCAGTCGGATCGCAGGGGGTCAGCGCCAGCGTGGCGATCCACGTCTCGTTGGCAGTCGGGTTCTGCCAAATCCTCAAAATAGGACACTTCGACCCGGCATTGAGCAACGCCCCATCCCGAGTGGTGCGAAACAGCGGGTTCTGCGCTTCGGTGAAGGTTCCCTCGCCCTGCGTCACGGAAAGATACTGCGGAGGGCACATCGGCGCATAGGCCGGAGGCCATGGTCCCCCCGGAGGCGGCGGCGAGCGCGGACGTTGCACCGCCATCAGCCGGTTGACGACGACGTTCTGCCCGGTGGTAAGCTGGTAGTCGTTGGTTTCCGGAACAACAAAAATGGGAAGCTCCAACAGCCAAATGTTGGTGCGCTGAAAAAATTCTTTGAGAACTTCATACATCTCCATGCGGATCACGCCGTCAAGCGCGCCCGGCGCACCCACGCGAACCCTATCGTTAAGACGCGCCATATTGGTTGTGGTCATGTCATGCCGCGTTGGTGGTTAGAACTTGAGCTTGGAACTTCGACACGAACGCCTGCGCCCGTTGATCCTGCGTATCGGTCACGTCAAGGAACTGGGTCCACCCCGAAATGAACCACTCTACCGGAGTTATATAAGCGCTGGGAACCGGCACCAAGGTGCCCTTGCCCTCTAGGTAGTTTCCGTTGCCATCGGTGGCGATATCATCGATGGTGTAGATACCCGGTAGACCGTCGCCCGTGTCGCCCTTGCGCAACGGGCTGGTGTACTTCAAATTGAGAAACATGTCGGGCCGGATGCGCCCCAACTCGCTTAACGCCGTGTTGAGCGCTCGTACGACCGTGCTATCTGCGTAGCGATAGGGCGCGATCTCGTCCTGTAGCTCAAGCCGCGCCACCATCACGAAGTGCGTCACGTCGGTGTAATACTGAGCCATAGTTAACTCTAAGAGTGAGCGGCCCCGGCGCTCTCGCGAGAGCGCCGGGGCCTAGCAGTCGTAGAGACGAGCATGCAACGACGGGAGTCGGATGCTACGTCCCGGCGACCTGCGTCACGATGGCCTGAGCAATGGCTTTGTTGTCGAGCACTTGTCGGCCATAGACCTGTAGCCCACGCAAGATTTGACCGAACGTGCGCTCCGAACGGATCGTCTCGACGTTGGTCAACTGCGAAGCGAACGTCAAGCCATGCGCGTGGCCGCCATAGATGACCCACTCGCCCGCCGCCAAACCGGCAGGGGTGCCGAACGGCAACAGGTTGGAGGCATAGATGGTGAACCTGTCGATCTGACCGAAGCGCCCATTCCTGAGAATGCTCACCTGATCGCCCGACACGAACACTTCGCGCAGTTCCGAACGCTTCAGTTGGAAGGTCGCCCAAGTGGGCATCACCACCCAGCGCCCCGTCTCGGGGATGTTTTGTTCGTCCAATGCTTGACCGATCCGCAGTAGAACATCGATGATCTCGACCTGCCCGGTGCTTGGATTGCGTCCCACGCAGGCAACCGGCGAGCCGGTCACGCCGAGGTTGATGTTGCCGGAGATAACCCCGGCAGCGGTGCCCATGTTGTAGGGGTTGGCTTGGTTGATCAGGAACAGCAGCACGTCGCTGTCAACCGTCATCTTCATCTGCTCGGACGCGTCGTCCGCCCAAATGGAAAGATTGTTGATGTCGGATTGCTTCTCGATCACGTCGTCCAAGATCGCGGCGAAATACTTGCCTTGATCGATGGTCAGTTCGACGTTCGACCCGGCTGGCCTTTGCAGCGCAAGATCCCCGTTGACCATATAGTTGTTGATGATCAGCGTCGGCTTGGTGCGGATCTTAATCCGGTCGCCGTAGCTTTTGATCTCGCCCTCGTAGTCGGTGTTGCTGATCGCCGCCAACACCGTGGCGGCGTAGAACTTTTCGATCAGCTTACCCGACCAGATCTCGGGGATAAAACCAGCGGCGACGTAATCAGTGGACGTTGAACCGGGCGGGTATATGGGCGGCGTTGTGCCGGAACCGGCAAGGGGTAGAGCCATGTGTCATCTCCGTTAAGCCCATGGGGGCAAGAAGGTTGAACCTAACGACGGATGATGCGCCCTTCGTTCCCCGCTTGGATCAGCGCCTGCTCAAGAGCAGCCGCCTCTGCCTCACGTCCGGTGTATTTGCCTGACGTTTTGTCGCGGTAGAACTGGGTGATATCCGACGCTTGATAGAACGGCTTCTCGGGGGGGACAGTCGTTTGCCCAGTCTTGGCTCTGCCCGGCGCTGCAAATTGCATGAGGTCAACCTGCGGGGTGGGGGCAGGTAACAACCTCTGTGAGGTGTCCGCTCCATTGCCCGGTTGCTGACCCCCGCCGTTCGCAGGGCTACGCGCAGCCACATCAGATAGGAAGCTCTTAAAGATATCCACAACCTGACCTGTCGTATTCGAGTTGTGGGCAGCGTTCAGAAATTCTCGTCTTGGGTGGCGTGAGATCGGATCGATCTGATCCAACCATTGGTGAAACAACGGGTGATTATTGACTGCATCCCAGTTGGGCACCTCCTTTTCCAAATCCTTGTACATCTGCACTCGCGCATCAAATACGACGGTGTTCTGCACCCCGCCGATTTGACGTTTGACCTGTTGAAGCTCGCCATAGAGTTGAGTCAGTATCGGCTCGTAGACTTCCGCCGCGCGCCGCCCCATCACGTCGATGGTTTCCTCGCCGTACTCCTGAACCTCTTTCGGCGTCACCCTTCGACCCGGAGGAGGAGGAGCGACGTTGAAGCGCACCCCCGATCCCTCACTCTGAGAGTTAGGCGTCGGCTGGACCTGCGCCATCAGGCGCTGCATGTCTACAATCTGCTGCTGTAAACGACGTTTCTCTTCGGTGTCGCGATCATAACGGCCCTTGAGAGAGCGAAACTGATGCTCCCAATCTTCCTGTGTCTGGGGAGTTGGAGGCGTCGGCGCAGGCGGCGGTTGAGATTGAGTTTGCGACAGACGTGGGTCGCCCGGCTCGGGCGGACGCGGATTGTTCGGATCGAAGTTCGCTGTGACCACGCCATTCGGCGATGCTGGCTGGCCCGGCATGCGCACGCCTGATCCAATAGGCTCGTTCGCGCCGCTGGCGTCGTTCGCCGTCTTGGCGGCTTTGGCTTGAGCCGATAATGCTTCGGCGCGATCCGCTGCGGCCTTGACCGCAGGCGGAACTTTCACGTTCGGATCGGGCGCTCCCCGCTTGGTCGCGCCGCCGACTGCCTCATGCCCTTGAACCGCTTCCGCCATCTTCTTACTTCTTCAAACTCTCTGGTATGCTTTCGATCCCAACGATATCGTTACGCATGTCCCGCATGCGCCGACCGTAGCCGATACCAAATTGCGCGTCATTTGACGCCACCGATAGAGTTCGTTCGATTTCCTCTGTCGCATAGACCTTGAACGCTTCCACGAACGTCGCCCATTCTGCCACACTCGTTCGGCTCAATTTAAACATCGCCCGCAAATACTCATCGCGCGCCCTCGCCATCAGAGCGGCCCGACGATAATCTCTCCTTCGATGATGCCGGGAGCCAGTCGCGCCCACACATGCAAGGTCGTATTGAGGAATATCGGCGCTTCCGTTGGGATCGGCAGGCCACCCTCCGACGAATAGTCGGGAGCCACGTCGCCGGTCCCAAACACACAGTCGCCAAGGACCGCCGTGATCACCATCGGCCCCGGCCCAAGGTCCACCCAATAAGCCCGATCCGGGTCCATCGGGATCATCCGCGTCTTACGGGCGGTGTCAGCGCCCCCTTGCTCGTCCGCCATGTCAGAACACTCGCTTCGGCTTGCTGGTGTTGAGCAGGGGAGGCCCATGCTCGATGATCTCGTCCAGCAAACTGGGCTTCTCGTGCTTCTCGCCGGGCTCCTGCTTGCAGTAGTTATTGGTCATGATCCGCTCGGGACCAAGACCAACCACCTCCTTGCCGACAATGCTCCACAAGCCAGCCAGTTGCTCGCGCTTGCCGCCCGCCCGGTAGTCGTGCACGCCCACGTCGGTATCGCCGCACTCCTTGGCGTCCTTGCTCTGCTCGCTGCGCTTGTCCATCTCTCGCTCACTCTCAGAGTTAATTTTTACGGCACCAGCGCCACCAGCACGTTCAACGCTGAAGTGAACCCGGTATAGTCGAGACTGGGCAGCCGGGGAAGCGCCTCGTTGTTACGAAGATTATTGATCCACTTCAAGCAGTGCTGATCGCCATTGCTGGCGGTCTGCGACGGCAGAGCGGCGTTGGGAACCGCCAACGCCTTACCCACCGCGATAAGCGCGGAGATCCGCGAATTATCATCAATGTCGGGAAACGGAGCCATCGGCATGGGGGCACCTCTAGGAACAGTACGGGAACAGATGACACACAGCTAGTACAAATCAGGAACTCAGAGGCGGATCATAGATTGACTGTAAAGTCAACCTAATAATTTCGTGCCTCTAACGATTTTCAACCGCTTTGAGTTTCTTTCCCACTGACGCCCGGCGCTTTCTTGCCAGCACTGCCCTTGCCGAACATCTTACCCGTTCCGCCATCGGGGAACCTGAAACCCTTGCCGTAGCCCTCGGCGTCGTTGGTGTCGGGCGATTTGCCGTCCGTCCCGCTATTCTGTTGCTTGCCCGAGACGCCTGACTCCGCCGCGTGCGCGGTGCCCTTGCCAAACATTTTGGTTTTTCCGCCACCAGCGAAAAAATCGGGACGCGACGACCGGCTACTTTCTCTTGCCATTTTTAGCTCCTATGTTTTTAGGTTCTTTCTTGATCTCTGCCTTCGGCACTCGCTTGGGTAAAGACGGCACGCCGCCGTGCGTATGCGGCTTAGAACCGAAGTTCTGCGTCGTTACGCCCGGCTTTGCTTTCATGCCGTGATCCCCTTCACCGCCCACATGACCGCCTCTTCGATCTTCGTTATGGCTAAGGATCGTTCACGACCGGGCGGGACGCAATCCATAACGACGTTAAGACCATTGGCGCCCCAATCCTTAACGCGAGTCATCGCCTCCTTCTCAACGTCGGTCAGAACCCGGTATTGGTGTCGCACGGTGTTGTTGGCAGTGCGCTCGTCGCTCGCGCTATCGACGTACGGCGTCACTTGAAGCTGCCAATGCGTTTGGCACGCGGCTTGCTGTCGGAATTGCCCGGCTTGCCTGCGCCTGCTGGCTTGCCAATCGGGCCGAACTGGCTCTGACCGCCCTCACCAGTTTTGCCAACCCTACCGCCCTTGGCAAACCCTGACGCGGTGGGGGTCATCGGTGGCACATTGCTGGGTGGCACATTGCTGGGTGGCACCGCCGCTCCGCCATTGGCGAAGCCACCCGAACCACCCATACCGCCTCCGCCACCGGGAGGCGCGCTGCCACCCGGCATGGGAGGAGCGCCGCCAACCGGAGGAGCCATCGGCGGCTTGGGAGCCATCGGTGGTCTGGGCGCGGCTCCCAGCCCTCCTCCTAAGCCGCCACCGGGAGGTCCGCCTGCGGGAGCACCGGGCGCGTGGCCCGCCATCGGCGTTCTCGGCATGGGCGGCTTCATGCCGCCACCACCCATCTTCTTCCCGCCCGGTCCTGCCATCGCTCGGTTTCTCGCCATCATCTCACCTCTTCCGTCACTCTGAGAGTTAAGTGGGTCCGCCTTGGTTCACCAAGTTTGTCCTTAAACCCGCACTACCTGCGGGTTTAGCTTGGGGAGGCCCAGCTTGCGGAGTCGGCGGGCCAGACGGCGAGGGAGGAGGACCGCCCGGCCCGCCTTGTGCACCACCGGGCGAAGGAGGTCCGCTGCCACCCGGAGGTCCAGCAACCGGGCCTTGGCCCGGTTGTCCCTGTTGCATCTGCATGGCTTGCATAGCCTGCTGCTGCTTGTCCTTTTGATCCATCTCGGTATCGGATGGGACGATGTTCTCGCCCGGCATGCCGATCTCGGTGGCGACCGACCGAAGCACCTGCGCCCGCCCCTTCGGCCCGATGATCCCCATATCGATGGGGTTGGCGGTGATTTGCAGAAACTCAAGCTGCCGCGCGCGTTGGGTTTCGCGTTGCTGAGCGACGGCCACGCCCAACACCCGGATCTTCTCTTCGCCCGTCAGCAAGCCGGTCTGGTCGGTCAGCATGACCATATCGAGCAGCCCGTTGATCACTGGCTCGATGATATCCCTATCGATGTTCGACGCCACTGTTTGAAGGATCTTGGAAGAGTTCTGCATCAGCATAGAAAGCCCACTGGCGGTTCTTCCCAACCCGCCAGTGGGAGGCGAACCCGTCATGAATTTCGGGATCGCTGAGTGTTCATCAGCCATACCAGAGAACGCCATATAGACCTGAAGAAGCTCCTGAGAGTTCGACGCGGGGGAGAAGAACTCGACGGCTTTTTCGGTGTTGTTGCCGAACGGATCAGATTTGACATGCCAGCGCTTCCACGGGTACATCTGCTCGCCGTCTTCACCATCGGAGAGACGATCATCGTTGATGATCGCCTGCGGGCCAGACGAAATAGAAAGATTGTTAACCATCGCTCTCAAGGTCGCGTTCATCACCGAGGCAATGTCGCTCAGAAGATCAGGCAGGCCATTGCCGCACGGGTTGCCGGGAACCTTCTCAAAGCTGGTGGTGTAGTATTGGTGGCGCTTGCGTGGGCTAGGAGCCATCTGCACCTTGATGATGTGCCGCCCGATCAGCCACGCATTGATGAAGTAATCGCGCATCGGGTCTGGCACGAGGGAAGGGTCCATGCCCATCTCTAAACAAAATCTACCTTGGGCGTTGCCTTGAAACTCTAAGCAGGCGATCAACCCGGATTGGTTAAATCTTGGATCTTCGCGACTCTCCAGAATAGCTCTCTCGGCGTCCGTCTGGTCCCAGTTATCCACCAGACCACCACGTCCGTACTCATCAAGGACTGCACGTACTTCGTCAGTGTTGAAGCCGGGGAGATCAAGAAGGTCGTTGAGTTCAGCGCGGGTAAGACGAGATCGTTGAATGACATTGGCATCCTCGATATTCGCTACGCCGGGCGTCCAATAAATGTCAAACGGCGAAACCCTTTCCCAACACATCACCGGCACGTCTACAACCTGCGGACGCGCCACTTGAGGAGCTTTTTTGGGGGCCGCACTCTGAGAGTTAGGGTTGGGAGAGAGCGCGCCACCGGGAGGATT